TTGCCCACAACTTTACTTCTCCGATCAGTGCGAGAATACAATATCTTCCATGCTTGAATATGCAGGAGAGAGTAAGAGTGATTACTTCTCTGACCAGATTGATTGCCTGCGTTATTTATTTGTAAGCGGAGCAGAACATATCACCCATCGTGACATTCAAGTCACAGGTGGTGGTGGGTATTAGATTTATGAAGACTAGACTGACAGAAGAATTTACTTTTGAAGCGGCACACAGAATCCGCAATAAACGAAAGGAATACGGAGAACTTCACGGACATACTCATAAAGTATATGTTACTATAAGTGGAGAACCTGACCAAGAAGTCGGGTGGTTAATCGATCAGCAAGAGTTTCGTGGGATCGTTGGCAGAGTAGTCAAGCGCTTAGACCATAGGTATCTAAATGAAATCATGGAGCAGACTACCGCAGAAAGTATAGCTCTGTATTTATTCAAGGAATTAGAGAAGAACTTATCATTTAATCATTTAACTTTAGATTCCGTAAAAGTCTGCAAGACAACAACGCAAGCGGAGGTATCTGCATGGAAGTAAGATTAGTTTACCTAGCAGGAGCAATCTATGAGATGGATGATACCTGTGTGAGGTGGAGAAAGGCTGCAAATACTATCTTACGCAAAAAAGGTATAATGAGCATTAAGCCAACAGATGCTGATTACAGAGGGCAAGAAAGTATCGCTGGAATGCCAAAGGAAATAGTAGAAAGGGACAAACGGGATATAGTCTCTTGCGATACAATCCTAGCAAAGTGCGATCACCCGTCATGGGGTACAGCAATGGAAATTATGTTTGCATGGAGTTTACATAAACAAATTATTGTAGTCACAAGTTCCATGTCTCCTTGGATTAGATACCATGCAGACTATGTGTTTCCAACACTTGATGAAGCACTTAACGCAATGGAGTACCCTAAGTTTAACCCTGGTGTTACGCAATGATTGTAATGCCATCGAACAATGCTAAAGGGATAGTTCATTATTGGGCTGGACTTGGGTATCCTGTTGGTTGGTTATTTACTCCTGAGTCAGCAGTTAGAGAACCTGTGTCTTGGATTCCTTATGGAATAGATAATGGTAGATTTAGCGTTTGGTCATCTGGTAAAGAATGGAACGAGTTTGATTTTACTAAGATGTTAGATTACTACCAAGAAACTATATTAAAGCCTCGCTGGGTAGTAGTGCCAGATTGTGTAGGAGATCGTGACCAAACACTTAGGGAATGGGAAAAGTGGCATCCTATTTTAGAACAGTCCTACGATCTCACATGGGCGTTCTGCGTACAAGATGGAATGACTCCACAAGATGTACCACAAGAAGCATCTGTTATTTTTGTAGGAGGTACAAAAGAATGGAAGTTGAGGAATTTAACTATGTGGACAGAGTCCTTCAATCGAGTTCATGTAGGAGCAATAAATTCCTTTAAAGTGCTAATGAGATGTAAGGAATTAGGTGTGGAATCAACAGATGGGACAGGTTGGTTTCGTGGCCCAAAAATGACCGAGGCACTAGAAAGATATTTTAAAGTACAGTCAGGAGAAATCAAAATGCCCGTGCAACAGGAACTTGTATTAGATTGACTACATTAGGTGCATAATGTAGTTTTATGCTACACATGCTCTCTGCATCCGACCCAGAACTATTATACGTATCTAAAGAGCCTGATATCGCCTATCTTGCGGAAGCATACAAGCGTACTCAGAGTGACTTGGGTGAGTGGTTAGATCGCAGGCAAAGAGATTACGATACCCGCCATTGTTTATGGGCAGGTAAATCGGATGACTTTAAGAAGCACGCTTCACAGAGTTCGACAGGTGAGGTATTTCCGTGGGAAAGTGCGAGTGACAGTGAAGTCCGTATGGCAGATGAGTTAATCTCCTGTCGTGTGGCAATGAGCATGAATGCGATTAGACGTGGTCACATTGTAGCCACACCAACAGAATCAAATGATGTTGAGCGTGCCAATGTGGTCAGTATGTTCTTACGATGGTTAATTAATTCCAAGATGCAAGAGTTCTACCCAGAGGTTGAGCTTGGATTAAACCATCTATTTGAGAAGGGCATGATGGTACATTACTGCTGGTACGAGAACCAAGAACTCAAACAACAGCAAACCATTAGCCTAGAGGAAATCGCTCAAGTCCTTCCACAGATTGCCGGAGCAATCCAAGATGGAAGTATGGACGAGGAACTCACAGAAGTTTTAAAAACGCAGTTTGATATTAGCAAGTCCAAGGCACGGGCAATGTTAAAGGAAATGCGTAAGGATGGAGAAACAACAGTACCTGTAACACGCCAAGTTGTAAGCAGACCAAAGATCAAGGCACTTGCACCAGATGAGGATGTGTTTTGGCCAAGCTATTGTATAGATCCACAGGAAGCACCATATATGTTCCATGTGGTATCCATGACCCCTGAGCAATTAAGGTCTAAAATTAATACCGAAAAATGGTCAGAAGAGTTTGTGGATGCTGCTATTGAACTAGCAGGGCAGGGCGAGGACACAGATCAAAACATCTATCAGTTGCGTGAGGATGATGAGTTCACCAGAGATAACGAGAATAGCCTTGTTAGAATAGTGTACTGTTATCAAAGACTATTGGATGAGGATAATGTGCCAGGTATTTACTGTACGATCTACTCAAGCCAGATAACAGATTTATATGCCAAGCACCAACTGCTTGACTACTCACATGGACAGTATCCATTTGTTGTAACCACACTTGAGAAAACAAGTAAGAAACTTTACTCCTCAAGGTCATACCCAGAACTGATTGAAAGTTTACAGCAGGTACTCAAGGCAGAAACAGATGCCGGAATTGATGCACAATCATTAGCAACTTTACCACCCATCGAGTTCCCTATGGGTAGATCACCTGCTAGATTCGGGCCTGGGGTAAAGATTCCATACCGCACACCTGGTGAGGTAAGATTTGCAGATACTCCTCGTGGATCAGTATCCAATGTCGAGCTACGAAGATATATACAGGAACAAGCAAATAGATACTTTGGTAGGAACGCACCTGGTGTAGATCCAATCGAAGCACAGATGAAACAACAGGAGGTGATTGATAAAGTATTTCACCACCTTAAACATGTGCTTGATCAAGTGTACTCTCTTTATCAGCAGTATGGCCCTGACCAAGAATACTTCCGTGTCACAGGTATGCAGGATATGCAGAAGTACGATAAGGGCAATCCTGGCGAACGATTTGATTTTTACATGCAGTTTGATGCTGCGACACAAGACCCAGAGCAAATGCTTGAGCGTGTAAAAGCAATTGCCCAACTTGGCGCACAACTAGACAAGAATGGTACGCTAGACACTGAGCGATTATTACAGATTGCAGTTGGTCAGATTTTACCGGGGGCTGCGGAAAGTATTATGCTTCCCAAGGAAACCGCATCACAAAAAGCAATGGATGAGGAAAGACAGACCATTGCAGAAATCTATGCTGGTGTACCACCCAATGTTAAACCTAATGATGCCCATGAGATGAAGTTGCAGATATTCCAGCAATGGTTACAGCAACCCGATGTGGCACAAAAGGTACAACAAGATCCAGCCTTACAGGAGCGTATTTCCAATTACCTGCAACAAAGACAGATGCAAGTTCAACAGAAAGCGAACGCTGAGATTGGTAGGCTGGGAGCAGCACCCACACAATTTGGAACAACAGGAGCAGCATCAACAGGAGGATAAGATTATGCCAATGGGAAAAGGGACTTATGGGACAAAGGTAGGTAGACCACCTAAGAATAAAAAGAAGAAGTGTGGCAAGCGGAAGACCAAGTAAAGTAAATAGCCCAAGGCGTATCCGTAAAGGTGAACCTGGTTATGGAAAAAAGAAGTTTGTAGTCTATGCTTCTGAAGGTGGAAAGAAAAAGACTATTCGTTTTGGTGACGCAAATTTAAGTATCAAGAAAAACCAACCTGCACGCAAGAAGAGCTACTGTGCAAGGTCAGGTGGTATTAAAGGAAAAAGTACAAAACTAAGTGCCAACTATTGGTCACGCAAAGCATGGAATTGTTAAATGAGTCTATATAAAAACATACACGCTAAAAGAAAACGTATAAAAAAAGGTAGTGGTGAGAAGATGAGAAAGCCTGGATCGAAAGGCGCACCAACTGCCAAGGCATTTAAGAAAGCAGCTAAAACTGCACGCAAAAGAAAATAAACAATGAGTCCCCGCAAAAGAAAAACCTACCACGAGATTGACCCAGAGGAAGCAATAACTGCTTTAGCCACTTTAAAGAATGACCCTCACTTTAAGAAGTACATCGAGATGCGAGAAGCAATGCGTGAGGAAGTAATACGCCAGCTTCAAACAAAAGCAATCATCGACTGCACAAATCGACACTACATGATGACAGGTAAGCTCGAAGCAATTGATGAGGAACTTGATACCTTCTATAAAATGTAACTTTTGGTTATAATATAGTTATCTAGATATGCCCTTGTGACTTTCGTGGGGTAGGTCACAAGGGCTTTTTTGTTGCCTTTTATAGCCCTGTAAACTACATTTTGCTACACTAGGCTATTTATGCCTTGATCTTATGGAAGAAGTAATTCAAGAGGTTGACTCAGAGTCCTCTCAAAACTCCGTGGATAGTTTAACGTCTGGTGAAGGTAACCTTACAATGGCAGAACTCGCATCAAGTCTGATGCAGAAACGCCAAAGCGAGGAAACTGAAACCACAACCGAAGAGGAATCTGAACCCGTTGCACAAGAATCTACGGAAGAAGAGGAATTAGAGGATCAGTCTGCTGAAGAGTCGGATGAATCAGATGAGGAATCAGATGAGCCGCCCGTACAACCTTCAGATGTTCTTTCAAAGTTTAAAGACCTGGACTTGGATTCGTTATCCGAGGAGGAGTCAAAGGAACTCGCCAAGCATCTCAATGCTTCTGCAATCAAGCGGTTTGGAAAACTTACTGCACAGAAGAAAGCGTTACTTGCCGAGAACCAAGAACTCCAGCAGCAAGTTGAGCAAGCACCCGTGCCTACTGAACAACCTGCATTCCTAAAGGATAATGCCTTGCACAATGTCAGTGATATCAACGCACTTACTAAAGAAGTTGAGAACCTTAACACGCTCATCGAATGGGCAGACGAAGGGATGGAAAACGAAGTGGAGTACGATGACGCTGGCAATGAATATGTGGTTAAGGATGCTGACAAGACTTACACCAAAGCGGATCTCCGTAGAATCAAAGCGAATGCAAAGAAGATACTTCGCAAAGATGCTCCGGCAAGAGAAGCCTGGATTAAGGAACGTCAAGCAAGTGACCAACAAGCAGTTCAAACTTTCGACTTCCTCAGTGATGGAGAGAGTGATGACTACAAGATGTTCATGCAGGTAAAGCAAAGCCCGCTTTATAAACCATTAGTTGACCACCTACCCAACAGCAACTTTGCACTTGGGCTTATGGTGGAAGGACTAAAGGCAGTTAAAGCGAAACAAGCAAATGCAAGTCAACCAAAGAAATTGAAGAAACCAACTGCACCTGTCGCAAGCACAGAAGCAGGTGCAAGTAAACCAAGATCCGAGGGAAGTAAACATAAGAAGGCTATACAAGCGGCTCATGCCAAGTTTGAGAAATCTGGCAATATCGCAGACTACCAAAATTACATAAAACTAAAGCGATCAATCGCATAAATTTAAACTTAATAGGAGGATATAAAAAATGGCTAAAGCAACGTCGTACAACACAGTCGGAAATAAAGAGGATATTATGTCGACTATCACAATTTTAGAGCCAGAGGCTACACCTTTGGTATCTATGGCAAAAAAAGGAAAAGCATCTGGAACATTCTTTGAATGGCAGGCCGATTCGCTTTTAAGTCCGGATTTTTCTGGCGTTAATGAAGGTGAAGATGTTTCAAGTTTTACCAATCAAACCGCAAACCGCGCTCGTCTTGGGAATTACGTTCAGAAATTTAGAGATACCTTCCAAATATCTGATATTCAAGAGCTTGTAGATACAGCTGGCGTTTCAAACGAAATGGCATTAGCCGAGTCTAAAAGTATTCGCCAAATCAAACGTTCAATCGAATCTGCATTTTGTTCCGCACAGGATCGTCAAGCAGACTCTGGAGCAGGCGCACCTTACAAGACTCGTGGTCTTCTCAAATGGTTAGGAGTTGGTGGACAACCTTCAGACGTACCTGCTGAGTATCAGAATGTTGCTAATGACACTACTGCTACGCAAACCGAAACAACCTTCAATAATGTTCTTCAAGAACTTTACGAAGCAAACGGAATGCCTGGTGGACAGTTAACCTTGCTTGCAGGCCCAAGTCTGAAAAGAGAGATTTCTGACTTCTCAAGAGTGTCTTCTTCAACTCGTAACACATATCAAGTTAATCAGGATGCTGAGTCTAAGAAGATCACGCTTTCAGTTAATATTTATGAGGGTGATTTCGGTTTGGTAAATATCGCAAGTTCGCTGTTTATAAATCGTACGTCAGGAAGCGACACAGTTGACGCTGATGCAGGTCTTTTAATTGACCCAGAGTACATTGGTATGCAGTCCTTGAAATCCGAATCAGTTACTGAATTGGAAGACCAAGGAGGCGGGCGCAGAGGTTTCGTTGATGTAATTTGTGGCTTGGTTTGCAATAGCCCAAAAGCACACGGATTTTTCAACTAATAACACTTAACATTAAGGAGATTTAAGATATGCCAGAATTATCAAATAATGAAGCAGGACGTGGTTTCACACATGTGTACACCGCAACCTATGAAGACCTACAGACTATCGGCAATGGTGGACAATTAACTATCGCAACTATACCAGCAGGTGGTGCAGTTGAGATGGCAGGAGTGTACGAAAGTGTCGCATTTGCAGGTACAACCTCCCTCGTCATTGACGTAGGAACAACCTCTGGTGACCCAGACGAGTTCATCGATGCGCTTGATGTAGACGCAATGACTGCACCTGTGTTTAACACAGGAGATGCATTCACAGGTGGTCAATCGCAACCTGTCGGTGGAACAAACACAGCAGCTTCCGTTATCCTGGAAGTAACAGACGCAGCGATTGCATCAGCAACTGCTGGAGAAATAGTTATCGGATTACGTATCGTTGACCTCGGTCAATTTGCTTAATTGCAATTAGGATTTGGGGAGTGATCTGCAATGCGGGTCACTCCCTTTTCCACATCAATTTATTATGGCAGAAATATTCATACCAAAGTGGAAAGCATCTCAAGGTAACGGAACGCAGTTCATGAAGAACCTGGAGAAGCACTTGCGTTACGAAGTTGACCTTGAGAAATACGAGGCAAGAAAGCGTGAGGTTGAAGTTGGAAAAGAAAACCAACTTGGTGGGCAGGTCGAAGGACTTGGTCAACTTAAAGGTACAATACCTGCCCGTGAGTTCTTCCGTTGGGATCAATACAAAAAGGGCTGCTGGGGAGACAAGGCGTTCGTTAATGAAATGCTACGTGACAACCCAAGTTTTAAAGCCAAATCATTTTCAAAGAAGACCTTCGTAGCAGGAGGTTTTACTAAGCCCAGCTTCGCATGAGGAAGATAGCAGTAAGCACAATGATCACCAACCTGGTAAGTATGGTTGGCGTAGATTCATTCCTTACTGCTGAATCAACTGCTGCTGTACGTAGCTTCAATCGCTTTGGCAAGTTGGCATGGGATCGTACTGCATGGCCATTCAATTCTGTCATTGAACAAATCATACCTGACCTTCGAGTACGAAGCGTACAAGTAGGTAGTGGTGGCGCAAGTTACACATCTGCACCAACTGTTGCCTTCAGTGGTGGTGGTGGTAACTCAGCAGCAGCGACTGCAACTATTAACTCAGATGGAGAAGTAAACGGAATCGCAGTTACAAATAATGGCACTGCATTCACAGGAGTACCAACAGTTAGTTTTAGTGGTGGTAGTGGAAGTGGAGCAACTGCAACTGCGAGTATGCTTACATACATTGATTTTGGCACAACTATTAGCGAGATATTTCGTGTCACTACTAATGACCCATATGGTACAGCAAGCACAGCAGAATTAGCATTTAGAAACATCCAGGATGCAAGTGGTAGTTCTGAGTATGGAGAAGCAATTCTACCTGACCAGGCAAGCAACGCACCTGTGTGGGTACACTACCGGGCAGGCTTTCCAGAATATGCAAGCGACTCAACAGTATTCCCATATGTATTCAGCGAATATGCGATTGTGGGGGCATACGGGGATTGGTTACAGAGTGACGGCCAAACCGATAAGGCACAAGTAATCTATCAACAAGCAGAAGCAATTTTACAAAGTGAGTTGGACAAACTTGAAAGACAGGAAGGTCAGACTCAACCAATACAATTTATCACATACGGAACGACAGCAGCAACATCTGCATAACAGGAATAAAATTATGGCATCAGAATATCGAGGTTTAGGACTTAATGGAGGTACTTATATTAATACCACAGATGCAACGACAGGTAAATTCTTTGCGATCCTCGCAACGGAAGACACAGTCATTGCGAGTATAACAAGTAATATTGAAAACTTGTCTGACATTACAAACTCGCAGGACGGAACAGTCTTATCTGCAAATACTGCGATTTATGGAAACATAAGTTCAATCCAACTTACAAGTGGTGCAGTTATAGCGTACAACATTTAATGGCACTTACACTTGACATCAATCTAAGCGTAGGACGCGCAGGCACAGGTAGTGGTACACCATCTGGGCCAAACCTTGTAATACTTACACAGGTAGGTGCGTTCATGCAGACAGAGGATGGTAAGTATTTAGAATTTGAATTTTAACCCAATTAGAAAATGGCAAATAAAAAGATAACCGCACTTCCAGAACTATCTGCCGGAGATAGAGCAACCACTGATGTCTTACCAATTGTTGACATCAGCGGAACTGCAACAACCAAGAAGATAACTGTTGCTAACTTAGTATCTGCCACAAGTGCAGGTTCACTATCAAGCTACGATTTTAATGGCAATGCAATATCTGGCTTTGATGCTAGTATAAATGATCAAACAGGAACTGCATACACTTTATTAGCTGGAGATAATGGTAAGGTAGTAGTCCTTAATAACGGATCAGCAGTAACTGTAACTGTACCTAGTGGATTGGGTGCTGGGTTTAATTGTTCGTTCGTTCAGAAAGGTGCTGGTCAAGTTAGCTTTGATAACGACTCAGGAGCTACCACGATTAACAACAGACAGTCTCACACGAAGATCAATGCTCAATTCGGAGTAGCTAGTTTAGTAGCTTATGCTGATAATGTATTTGTCTTAGCTGGAGACACAGCTTCCTAATGTTCGTTTTACCTACATTTGGTTTAGGAGTCATAGGTAGTCCTACAGTACCTCCTGAGACTTTTGATACTGCTACCCTTGAGAACGGACAGACTGCTACTAGTAACTCTAACACTTTAACTTTTACAGTTAATCCATCTGCCGCAATAGGTGCTTCTAGCACAGTAACAATAGCTGGACTTACAGGGTCACAAACATCCGACAATGGTTCTTTAACAGTTGGAGGTGCTGGTGCGGCAATCTTTGGTTCGAGTGGATCATGGACTCAGTCAAGTGGTACTTTAGTTCTTACTGTCGCTGGCGGTCAAAGCATACCAACAGGTTCAGACACAGTCATTACATTTACACTGACCAACCCAGCTTCAGCGAATGCTGGAGTCACAGGAATTACTTTAGCTTCTAGTGGATTTACAACTGCAAATATTAGTGGAACATTTTTAAATGCAGTAGCTACCTACAATGTAACAACAAGAGACACTGAAGCTAACATTATAGCAAGTACACCAAGCAATCCTAGTGGACAAGTTACTAATGCTTACGGCACGGACACTTACGATTTGTATGTTTGGGACGGTAGTGTTTGGTATATTTACAACAACGATTAAACACAATTATGAGTACATTTAGCACAACAACAGCCGCAGACCTTAATACACTAGGAGCGACATCCAATTTAGGTGACACTTATTTTGAAACAACCAACAAGCGAATAGTAGTTTGGGACGGAAGTGCTTGGATTCTATATAATTATGACTCAACTACTGCATATCAAAATAGAAACATGGTTACTTTTGATGGTACGAATGACCAAATGGACACAGGAGCAAGTATTATTACAGGAACTTCACCAATAACTTTATCCTGTTGGATCAACCTCACCTCAAGTCCTGTTAACTACGACCAAGCTGTTGCTATCCGAGGATCAACTTCAGGGGGTACAGCAAGAATGCTTGGGTTTTATGGAGGGAAAGCTGCTTTTAATTCATTCGCAAGTTTAGTTACTAGCACTACAGTTTTAAGCACTGGTACTTGGTATCACCTCGCCGCTACTTGTACAAGTGGTGGAGCTGCTAAGGTTTATGTTAATGGTGTATTAGAAGTAAGCGGTACAGTCACTTATAATTCGGTAGCCGCAGGTAATACTCTTACGGTTGGTCGTGGTGGAGTGAGTGAATATCTTCCAGCTAAGATTGACGAAGTAGCTGTTTGGGATGAAGTATTGAGTGATGGAGGAGTTTCTGTAGGAAGTACCGCAACAGGAGATATAGCTACTCTTTATAATAGCGGATCACCAAGTAGTACGATACTAATAGGTTCAGGCCCAGCAGGTTGGTGGAGAATGGGAGACGGAACTAACGATTCAGGTACTAATGTTGATGATATGTCAAACAACGGAAATCCCGGAGCACTGTCAGGTGGAGCTACTATAACTGCATTAACAACAGGAGACAGTATCTATGTATAACAATCGAACCTATGTCATAATTAATACCTCTTCAGTTGACTCTGTAGATTTTAATAAAGTCATCGAAAACGCTTCCGATCCACTAAGATATTCTGTAGACGGTACTAAAACTTTCGTTAAGTTTGAAGGAGACACTACACCTTCATTTTTAGAAGGCAAAACACAATACACGCATTCCGAAATACTAACTATATTAGCAACTGACGAATGGACTGACCCTAATCCTTTTGGCGAGTAATGGCAACTGAAGTCGGAGAGAATGTACAGGTCAAAGCAAACTTGGCATTTATGGCGAAAGTTATCGCCATTGTGGGCACTTGTGTTTGGGGCTACTCCGTCATTTGGAACAAGATTAACGAACTCGATAATAGCCTGGGGAGAGTGCAGCACGAAGGAACTTTGCTTGGAGATTTATCTGCTAGGATGATGCACTTAGAAAAGTTTGCAGAACAAGCAAAAGCGGATCTTGATCATTTAGTCGAGATGCAAGACGCACCCATCACCTCTGACTTTCAACAGTTTGAGAGACTAAACTATTTAGAAAAAGAGTTGGATCGACTTCGCAACAGGGTGGAAAAGTGACATGGAAGTTAGTCACTATATGTTCGCTGGCCTTGGCGTTGCACTATCCATCCTTGCATTTTTTATTAAGCGTAACAAGTGGGAGATCGATGATATGAAAGATCGAGTTCGTCAATTAGAGATATCAAACGCTGGGCAGATTAAGGACATTAATCACCTTGATAAATTATCCGAGGACAGGCGTGAGGATATAAAAAAGTTATTCGAGAAGATGGAGGCTAAATGAAATGTTTGAACTCCTTACATTATTTCTTACAGGAGGTGGTTCTGCGGCAATGGGAAGTATTCTTAAAGGCGTGTTTGGTGCGATTACAGATGCTCGTTCGCAGAAGCATGAAATGGAGATGGCAAGGGAATGTAGGAATAATGAATTTGCTATGCAGTTCCAGGCATCACTCAATAGTGGTGCTAGTGGAGCTTTTACTCGTGCTACTAGGCGTATGTTGGCTCTTATTGGGATGTTCACACTCTCGTTCATTACCTGTATCACCACCATCTACCCCTCAGTTCCGCTCGTCAGTACAACAAACATTACAGGAGAGGGGAGGAAAGAATTTCTATTCGGACTCCTCAGTTTTCCAGCAGAGCAAGCCCCTTTGGTTGTTACAACAGGACATATCGCACTCTTCGAAGCAACAGTAGTGCTACCCTTAATCATAGGATTTTACTTTACACCAGGAGGCCGTAGATGATGGTTGACCGAGTTTCAGTTTTAGGAATGTCAGGTACAGCAGCAACCTTTGGATTGTCAACAATTGATACATTCCTTGGTATTGCAGTAGGTGCGGTAACCCTAGTCTACATGTGCATGAAGCTATACCAAGAAATTAAGAAGAAGTAATGGCAAGGTATCGTACAACAGGCAGATTGGATGACCAAGTTCTACAAGACGGAGATCGTGGATTTCGTGGTGTAAACTCATACCTTGAACCTACTAGCTTAGAATCTGGATTTGTACAAACTAGCGAGAATATGCGCTTGTCAGGTGACCTAGCAGAAGTACGCAAGGGTATAGACTTCTTAGCAGGCGCAGTTACACTTAGCTACAATGGCACAAATGAGATGGTCTTTGCATCCACGCTCTACTCTGATCCGGCAACAGGAAATGAATATGTGGTAGTTGCCACCAAGGATAAAGTAATACTATGGAATGATGCTAACAACTCAGGCATAGATATTGATTATCCAGGCAGTGAAGTTGTGGCCACGGCAGATGGCGCGAGCTTCGTACAGGCATTAGAAAAACTCATCTTGTTTCGTGGTAAGAATAAGACACCACTTGAATGGGATGGAGATGTAAGCAATGACTTTGTGGTTAAAGCAAATGGAAGTCCAGGTGCAGGGCGCATACAATGTCCAAACACAGATTATGGTGTATTCTTTCGCAATCGCTTAATCATCCCGCAACCCACAGATAGTAACTATACAGTCTTAATGTCTGACTTGTTGGACACAGATAATTACTACGCTGCTGAATCACAATTTAGAATAAATAAAGGAAGTGCAGATTTTCTTGTTTCCTTTTTTCCTTACCAAGAAGATCAGTTAATCGTGTTTATGCGAAATAGCATCCATATGATTAACAACGTTGCGACAACCTCCGCATCTAACACATACGAGATTACCCGTCAGCATGGATGTGTGGCACGCAAGTCAATCGCACAGTCTGGCCCACAAACATTCTTCCTGTCAGATAATGGGGTCATCGTCCTGTCACCAGGTACAGATCCTGCCAAGGGA